TCCTGAATAGCCGTGCGATTGGCTTTGGTGTTAAGCCCTTTGAAATCCTTGGTAACGTGGTAGGACTTCTTTTGCTCAACTGCGGCCATGATTATTGAACCGAGTAAGGCGTTGGTAAGCGACGCGTGAAGCTCGAATTAATCGCTGCCAGCAACTGTTTCTTGTACTCGGCATTGAAGATTTCTGCTTCACCGTAAGATTGCTCTTTGTATTTGGCTTTGTAAGCCGCATAAAACGCTACAGGCGAGGTGTAAGGCTCTAAGATCACCTCAGTCTGCGAATCCGATGTCAGCGGCACAGGCAAAAGGATGGTATCAACCTCGATGACATAGACTTGATCAGGTACTGGGCCAAAGTAAATTTCATTCTGCCCGTAACGTGTAAAAGCTATAGGCCTACCTGTGTAGTTCTGCCAAAACCGCAACTCAGCGTTGAACTGTGTCCATGACATGTATCGCAGTGGTATGCGCGTATTACCCCAGTACAGGTTGATATTGAGGATGTCGAGAATCTGCTCTGCCCATGAGGGCAGTGTCAGTGTCGAGATGTTGAGTGTTTCAACCGAAGTGGTGGTAGCACCCGTCAGGATATTGCGCAGACAACCGGTGTCACGGACAACTCGATGCCGAGCACCATTGATGTAGTCGGTTAGCTCGGTATCTGTCCAGAAGTTGCCAGCAGCATCATGCAGCAGTCTTCTAACTTCTGCGATATACCCTGAGTAGGTTGCCATTTATGCCTCATCGCTTGTCTGGGGCTGGACTTTGACCCCAGCTCGCCCACGCGGAGCGGGAGGGGCTACTCGTTCCACCAACACGGCTGATTGTTGGTCGGGTTTTACTGGAGCGTCCGTAAAGGTGAACTCAGCAAGGCGAGCCATCGCTTTATCGTGGTCGGTGTTCATTTTTAACCAACCTAAACGCACCAAGTATTGGTACTTATTGTCGTCGCCATACCCAAAGATATGTCGCGCAACATGAGGTTCTATTTGTACGCTTTTGTTTGGCGGAAACTCAAACCACTGATCGACGTACTTGGCGACCAGTGGCTGAGAGCCTTTGTTTGTAACAAAGATCATGCTTCTAAAATATCCCCGTAAACATATACATCCGCTGTTGCTGCAGCACCTTGAGCGGTGGTGAGCGATAAGTATAAGTTGGGAATGCTTGATTTCACCGTAGTGCTTGCACTGCTTGTCGTACTAAGCGTGAGATCAAGGAAAAGCGTTGACGCTGTAAGCGAGGAGTAAGCCTGGGCCGCCGCAACAACCGCTGTACCACCTTTGCTAGCAGCGGTATAAACGCCGCCAGCAGCCGTGGTCAAAGAGATTGAAGCATTCGTCACCACGATGCGCCGAAGAATAAACTTCGACGGATTGCTAAACATGGTGATTTGCTGATCGGCGGTGGAATTCATGTTCGCGCCGATCAACTTCCCAAGCAGGATGCCTCCAAACTGCTGCGGCAATAGACTACCGACTTTGTTTGCATCCATGCTTTACTCCAATTACGAGTTGTAGGTGCCAGAAGCAGCCTGACCGCCATTGACGGTCAAGAACAGTGCCGTGACAGTGCCAGAGGTCGAAACGATTTTCACGTTCTGACCGTCAGAAACCATCATGCCACCTGTATTTGCTGCGATTACATCAGCCCATGCAGAGCCGTTATAAGCCTGATACTTACAGTTTGCGACGGGATAGATGACGTACAGACCTGCTGGTAGCGTGTAGTCAGTTCCTGCCGTTACCGATTGGGTAACGTAGTCAAAGTACGCGCCATCAGCATCGCTGCTTAAGCCACTAACGATGATTTTATTAAGTGCCAATGCCATGATCGACTCCTTACAGCGTGAGTGAGTTAAGGCCGGTCACTTTGGTCATGCTCTTAGGCTTGGTGCTCACCATTTCAGCAATGGTCAACACTGCGCCAACATAACCAATCTGCCAGTTAGGCAGCGTGGACTCAAAGCCAGTAAACGCAAACTCAGCCTGATCGTGGATGTACATGCTGAGATAGTTCGAGTTCAGCAAGTACAAAGTGCCTTCTGGGCAATAGGGATCAGGATAAATCGGTACACCTGCAACCATGAGCGCACGGAAACCAGACGTTGGGCCTTCTTCACCGCTAGCAAAGTTGCTGCCAGGGGTGATCATGTAGGTTTCTTGGCCTACAAAGTCTTGCGCCAACAATGTCCAAGTGCCAAAGCCGCAAACGCCAAAGGAAGGCACCTCAGCACCGTTTTTCACCGTTCCAGAAATGTACTGGAGGATGTTTTGACGGGTTGGGTTAACGCTACCTGCAGCATACTCTTTGGAACCCCACCATGCGTAGGTCGAACGGCTAAGGCCACCATAGGTGCCTGCCGAATCAACTGCAATGGGCAATCCAGTGAATTGCTGGCTGTTACTGGTGTTGTTGTACAGCGCTGTTGCCATTGCATCCATCATGACGTTGGTCGCATCGTTCATGCGAGCCTCAATCAAAGGAATCACAGCATAGTCTTGCTGTACAGCACCTTCCATACCGAGGAAGGGAACTGGAGCGATCATCAACTTAAGGTTGAATTCAGCGTTGTAAGCACCCTGCATGACGCTAGGCTGTGCAAACGAACCGCTGTAGTCCGACCATTGTGCGTTGACAAACTGAGAACCCTGAACAGGCACGGTTACCGATGACACACCGCCTGAAGCGGTCTGAGAATTGGCAAGCAATGCAGCAAGCAGGGGAGTTGAGTTGTAAAGCTGGACAACCAGTTTCGGAATGAAAGCCCTACGGGTAACGTAGGTCAGTTCATTGTACTGACTGGTGCCTGCTGTTGGGATAATACCGCCACCAATAGGCATGATAGGTTCCTTTTAAGAAACAGACCTAATTAACGAAGTCCAATCGGGCGAGACTGGTTTCCCTGTCTTAGCTCGTTGAGTGCACTCGCCGCTGCTTCCCTGGCCGCTGCTGCAGGATTCTTCAAATACTTTTGAAAGTCATTGACCTTCGAGGTAATTGGCGAATTACTGAATGCAGGGGTTGGCTTATCAGCCTGACGCATCCAGTTGTAATACTCAGCAGCCGATTCGTGATTGCTAATGCCCTTTTCAATCATCAATTTCTCGATGGCTTTGACATCATCATCCGATTCAGCAAGACGTTTCTCCTTCAACGTATTTCTACGCTTTTCTAACTCGGTTCGAGCGTCCTTTTCTTTCAATCGCGCTTCCAATTCGGCAATTTTTTGCTGCTGTGCAGAAATAGCCTGATTGGTTCGCTCTTCAATCTCAAGTTCAGGAACTGGAAGGTCGGGATGCGCTTGCTTTGTCAGCTTCAGAAACTCCTTTCGGGTTTTCGGATTCTCAGCCAAGGCTTTCGCCAAGGCGGCAAGCTCATCACGGGCGTCTGGGGTAAGGTTTTCTAGCGACATTGTTTTTTCAGCCGTTCAAAACAATTAGTTAAATGACACGTTTGGTGTCACCGGGTTTGGAAAGCGTCATTTGGTTTTTAGTAACCTTATTCGCTCCACTCAAGCCACCAAACGGCTCATACCGAGGTGGGTTGTAAATCTGACCATTCTTTTGCTGGTTATCCGTCGGGCGACGAATCGTTCCAGCGCGGGGTTTGAACAATTCCATCACTATCTCCTAGATAGGTAAGGGTGGGTTTTGAGTCCCAGGGGTTGGTGCCGCAGCCATTGCTCGCATCTCGGCAGACGCGCCACCAGCTTGAGGCAGAGTCTGAATCATTTGCATGATTTCAGAGGGTACTAACTCTTTGGCTTTGTAATCCATTTCACCAAAGGCCGATCCAATCTTTCCTATGGCATCTTTCAGCGCTTTTTGTTCAGGCGAACCATCAGGAAACTTTTGCATGGCACCCATCAACATGCCCATACCAAGCTGCACATCAATGCGGCCCTGCATTTCCTCACCCTTTTTGGGTTCCGGCGTAGACATAGGGGATGACATGGGAGGTGACGATGCACCAGACAGTGCCGGTTTCTTTTCTTCACCTTCTTCGCCTTCAGTGCCTTCCTCTTCAACCTCGATTTCCATCGAAGCCTTGCCGTCTTTGGCACCACCGCGAATCAACTTCATCAATTCTTCTGCGCTAACAGCCATATTGAGTCCTTTCAGGGCGGTTTGTACTTCCTTACCGACCGTCTGTCAAGCGATTAACGGCGAGATGGCCGTGCGTAACGTAGCATTTTGCGTTGCATCATGAGAAACGACCTCCTGCGCGTTGATAACCCGTGCGATTCATCGTCGCACGACCATAATTGAGTTGCGGAGTGCGATAAATCTGTTTTAACTCGGATTTACCGGTTCTTGGCTGGTCATTTTGGAAGGAATAACGGTCAGAGCCACCACTTGAGCCTCCAGAACCGCCATTCATGTTGGAATTACCGTTTGTCAGCATAAAAACCTCTACATAGCGGGTGGTGCGGAGCCTTCCGGCGTTGGTTGCTGCTGTTTTTGCATTTCTTGCGCTGCTTGTTGAGCCTGTTCCATCTTTCGGAGGTCTTCTTTGAGCAATTGCTTCATGGGAGGCTCCAAAATGTCAATCAAACGCTCTTTGGTGATGGCACCACGGTCTGCAAGTGCAAATGCAAGGCTTCGCAAGTCTTCTGTAAAGATCGGTGAGTTGGAATGAGCATCCACTTTCACCACAAAGTCCTTAGTAAACTGGTTTGCAATGAACTTATCACCCTGATCATCCGTGTAAATGCGATCAGAATAGGCTTGCATAGCCTTTAAGTACAGCGTTGCCATCTTTTCAAGCGCATCTTCAATGATCAATGCACGTTTTTTGGCCCTTGAAGACCCTAAACGTGCCAGTTGTGAGGCGTGACCAGCACTTCGAACCCCTGATTCACCCCTGCCCTGCAACACATTGACAATGCCAGAGGCTTCCTCAAACATCTGGTCAATCTCTGCTATCTCTCTAAAGAGATCATTGGGGATTGATGGCGCCATTTGCTCAACTTTGGCATTAGGCATGTCAGTAGAAAGCAGGCCACCAACGCGGTTTAGCGCAAAGTTCTTCTCATCAAGCAGTCCTGTAAAGCCAATAAGCGCTGTAGGCGGTGATACTTGCTTGGATAAAAGGTCGAGAATCTCTTGCATCCGTTTATTGCGCATGTCTTGCAAGAAAACCAACCTTGCAACTTCAGAGATTCCCCAGTAGTAATCGTACTGCGGGGTTGGGCAGAGCTGAATAAAGGGTAACTCACCCTTTAAGAACATACTTTCACCAGCTCGGTCATAGATGATGACGTTGGGGTCAGCAATGGTGACGCACTGATAGTCCTCAGTCATGTCATTCCAGACCCAGAGTTCAGTCATCTTGATCGTGTCTTCAGCAACGCGAGCCTTGTATTGCTGCATCCCAGCAATATTTAGGTTCACATTGCCGTACATCGTTGGGTCAGTGGCCGACAAAATCAAACGCTGAATGCCATCAGGCACTTGGTTCTCTTGGCTTTGCCCCATTTGCAAGCGAGCTAGCAGTGCCTCACGTTGCGGATGAGAATAAAGCCTAGCGTATAACTCAGAGCGTGTGATGTAGTAAATCTGAATCAACGCCTCTTGGCGATCTGTGTGCGGCGTATCTTCTCGATACACGCCAATACACCGTGGATCAACCATGTAGGGGTGTAAGCCATTCTTTTGAATGAGCTTAATGAAGGTGGAGTTGTAGCAAAGCGCCCAGTTCAACGCCTGGGCAAACACCTGATCAGCGTTGCTATTGAGCCAATCGTCATTCAAAGCGCCTGTAAGCGAAGGAATCTTGGTTTGTTCGTGCTTATTAACCGAGGCACCGAGCGAAATCGTAAACCGTGTGGTTTCTGCTGAGTAGAGAAAGGAGGAGAGTTGGTCAATGTGCGGGTAAATCTTGTTGTAGTACGCAGGCGGTGCATCCAACCCCGCGCCAAAGAGATAGTAAGAGCGCAGCGAGTCATAAGTACCAGTGCGCTCCTGAATGCTGACGGAGCACTTATCTACCAAGTCATTGTAGAAATACTCTCTCTGGATGGGATCGTCAGGAATTCTCATGTAGGCAACTTTAAGTTCTCATGATCACGAATGACCACTGAAGGCGTTGGTTTGCGCAATGCTATACCACTTTCTTTGACAGCAGACAAGCCCCCAACGGTTTCTCCGCGTATCGAATTCAGATTGTAGTTGCCTAATTGTTTGGGGTTACCCCACTGCACGGCAAAAGGATTCTGTGGTTGCGAGGCTTGTTTATTGCCTAGCAGAGCATGTTGCTGGTGATCACCCTCGCGTGAAGACTTAATGTCACTCATGCCGTAATCCTTGGCTAATTCTCTAAGTGTGGTGTCAGCATGTTTGGTGGAATCGGACTTCATACCCACGGCTTGCAGGAATACCATTTGCACATCGGATGTACATCCATGCGGACATACAGGCTCTCTGCTTTCAAAAAAGCCATGTGCTGGACATTTGTAATCATGAACGACTGCCATAGTTTCTCCTTAGTTGCTGGTCAAGATCGGGACGTTGATAGTCTTGGGCTTTCGGTCGAATGCCAAGATCAAGTTTGAATCCACTGCCATCGTAGGTAACGAGCCTGCGCCTTACCATTTGTGGTTTGGGTTGCTTGCGAAACTCCACATACTTCTTACCCGACTTCACCATCACGGCAACTTCACCATTAACCCAATGCTCATAAGCACGGTTCACACGGGTCTGTACAAGTTCTGTAAGCGGGTATTTACCATTGAGAAACACATCTCTTAAGTGCAAGGGATCAAGGCCGCATAGCTCGGCAAACAAGGCAATGGAAATACCGCGTTTCTTATCACGCATAAACGCAGGAATCACTTCCATCATTTGACGCTTACTGAGGCCCAACGCCAATAGCCTTTAAGTAGTTGTTGATCTGCTTATCTACGACCGGCACTTGCACGGGCGTTATGGCTTCTTCTTTGCGATCACGCGTCATACGCATCTGTAATAGCCTTGGCATGAGTTGCTCGGCAAAAGCTACGCAAGCAAGGGCTGTGGCAATCACACGATCATCTTTGTTGCGCCCATAAGCAGCAATAGAACCTTGGTCGCGCACGACGGACTTCATCTCTTCAAGTAAATCCATCGAGTAGACATTCATCATCCCGCGCTCGAAATAGTCCTTGAAGTAATTCAGCATCCGCTCTTTGGACGAATGCGTGGTTAAGTAACCAAGCGAGTTTGAGACACCGCCTAGTGAGTCATTACGCCGCCACAGGTAATGCTGCATGTGCGATAGGACATCCATTAAGCCTCTAGCCTTGCGCGGCTCCATCGTTTGCGCCTGGCGTTTAAGGTTGCGCATCTCATTGATTACAGCTTGACCCGGGCCATTGACTTCTAAGTTAAGGGTGGAGTTCTTATAAGCCCCTGCCAGGTAGCAGACAACCCAAGCGAACTGGTAGGTGTTGAGTTCAGAGGTAGCGAATTCCGCAACTTGATCAAGCCCATCTGCATAGCAGCGGTAGATTTGGATGCAGAAACGATCAGCCCAGTCGCTGCTTCCATATGCTGGATCAGCACCGATGACGTAGTAGGCGTTTTCAATCGGCTCCTCCCATACTTTTAGC